GCAAAGCCACCTGCTGTTCGTACAGTGGTGTCGGTCAAGCCTGTACCAGTTCTAGTGATTGTGCCAAGTGGTAAATAGCTGAAACTGTTGTCTGAGGCATTGTTGCCAACCACGCCAATTCTACTACCTTCAGTTATCAACTGACGGTATGGTGCATAAAAAGGAACATCAAAGTCAGGGTTTTGAATTGTTAGACCTATAATAGTCGCACCAGCATTAGGGTAATACTGCCAGCCAACCGTTCCAATACGGTGTTCGTTTACCATTTTTACATTTAAGACAACATTTTGTAGCTGTAAAGCTGTTGGACAAGTGTCCCAAGTATTATTAGACCAATCCACGCAGTTTAGGAAGTTAGATAACTGCATTTGTGTTCCACCGCCACTACCACCCTTAATATAGTTGTCTTTGAAAATTGAGTTTTTGCCCATTAAAGTACCAATAGACATATTCTCATAAAGGTTTCGTTGTATGTCCCAAGTTGGGTATCCAAATGACCCTACCTGCCTGCCTTGACCCCATATCATACTGCTGTAATTGTCGTATTCCTCAAGTGTGCCTATCTCTGTCCAGTAGTCATTTTGGTTAAAATTCCCTAAACAAATGAGTGAGCCAAAACCATAGGTTTCAGATATTTTTACATTCTGTGGTGGCACATTGCCCTCCATAACATATGTATTACTACGCCCTTTTATACATTTATAAATCTCCCAATCGCTTCTGTCTGAAGCCTCTTGACCACCCTGACCGATTGACGACATTCTAGCAGAGAAGCTAAGATTTGCATTACTGTCAGTTACAAAAAGGCTAACCCCTGTAAAATACAAATTGTTAGCTTGGCTAGTTGTTAATTGTAGCGTGCTTGTGTTTTTGTAGTTGAACTCTATACCATACCCACTAGCTCTATACGCTTTATAGCCTACTTTTCTGTCGGCTAAGGCTATTGCAGGTGTAATTGAGACCCTAGTAGCAGTTGTGCCTGTAACTGTGTAGTAGTTAGAGTCTTGAGTTGTGCCATCACCTATACCAGATAGCCAAAAAGTATCACCTGTATTTATGCCAGTAGTATCTGCTACGTCAAAATAGGTGTTACCTTTTATGGGGTTTGCAGTATATTCGTAATATCTGTTAGTTGGTACTTCACCATACATTAGAAATGTAGCTTTAGGGCAATAGCCATACTGACCTGCCCCTATTAAGCCAACCCAACCACTACTAGGTGCGTCACCCCATAATATCTTGAGAGGATTAGCTGAGGCTATTGGAGTTGTAGAAGTTCCTGCCTGAAAACCGCCTTGTGAGCTAAAAACTAAACAGCCCTTTATATTAACTTGAATTGCAGTAGTGTTTTGTATCTGAAAGTTAACGGCATTGTTAGTTTTAGTTGGTGGAGTGTTAGCTCTGCAAACTAAAATAGCGGTTGGGTTTCTAGTGTCGCCTGTGCCATAGGTTCCCTGAAAGTCTGCTGATTGCGTAACAGTAACCTTGTCTTTACAGATAACCGAGTCATTATTTGCAAATGTAACGGCATTATCGCACCAAGTAACATAAGACGGAGCTGTGCCATTTGATGTTTGCAAATACCAGTCGTTAGTCCCTGAGCCTTGAGATATTTCAAATGTCCATTTACTAGCAGTAGTATCTACTGCATAAGGAGTAGCGAACTCAAAAGGTACTGTCCATATTCCATAAGCCTCACCAGCGTTAACAATGTCGCTTGTAGTAAGTGTTTTACTGGCTCGTTCTACACCGCTTTCTTTCAGCTTAACTGTTACATCTCTAGTGGTTGTGTTGTTATTAGAAAAAAGCGTTATTATTAGCCCTTTGCAATTACCAGCATTAGCAAAGGTAACATTTATAGTTCTTGTGGTGCTTAGTGCAAGAAATGTCTGGTTTGAGAAATACATATTATAACTCTCAGCCCTGTAAAAGCCATTTGTAGTGTGTAGGTCGGTGTCGCCATTAGATACAATAACTGCCATTATAAGTTCTCCTCGTAGCTATCACAGACTTGTTGGGCTAAGGCTGTAAGCTGTTCTTTACCGTCTGTTGGTTCCCCATAAGTCACAAGGTTTTCTACCACTATCTCATCACCATTAGATAAATCCCAAGTTAGCCAGCTTTGTTTAGTGGGGTCGTCTATGTCGTGGTATCGGCGGTTGATTGGTTTATACATAAGTTAATCCAGCCCTTCCTGTCCAGTTAGTTGCATAATTGCTTGCTCCTGTGGCGTATTCTCGGACGTTTGTAGCCCTCGTTCGTCTATAAATATACCAAGAGCCGTCTGAGGTGAGTTCTGTCTCAGAGTCAATTGTCATAAATCCCCAATCAAACTGGTATGTTTTAAACCTGGTCACGAGTACACCACCGTTGTTGCTCTGTTATTCCACACATTATCAAAGTTTCCGTTACCATCAGCCCAAGTTTTATCAAGTGCTAGGGTGCTCGTATCAAGTCGCTTAATCTGCCAAACGTTCTGTGCACCTGTTGAGCCTGGGAGTGCTTTTCCTATGTAAATAACATTAGCAGTTGTAGTTTTGTCGATCTTCGTCAAGTAAACAATAGAACTGCTAGTGTTTTTTACGGTTACAGGCAGTGATCCATCAGATTCAGCGTTAACAAAGTGTGGCAAGCCGTCTTTAGTGTATGGAGTGGCAAGCCCGCCGCTACCACCGCCTCGTGATACTGGCTTATCTAGGAGTTCTTGTAAGAGTTTGTTACTGTCCTTGATGAGCTTCTCTACAGCTTTATTGTCTGTTTTGTATTCAGGTATAACGATAGATTCTACTGCCTTCACTACTTCTGAAATGCTTGTTTGTAGTGGTTTGAGATCGGGCGCATCTACTTGTACGTTAGGTGCTGCAACATCTACCTTTGTGGGTTGTACAACTAACTTTTGAGCTTTAACTACACTCTCAACAGCCTGTATAGCTTTAGTAAGACCATCTAGCTGTTTTGAGTAGTCTTTTGGTTCGGGTATCCTAATATCTTTGTGCGTTTTAGGAATTGCCTGAGCTTCTTTAAGTATCTGTGTTAAAACAGTAGTAACACCGCTTAAATCGGTGTTCTCGTGAGTCTTCAATGTATCGTGAAGAGAGTTAAGGGCTGTTACTACTTTTTCACTATCAGGCGTTCTCACGCTCTGTATTTGGTTAATAACCTCTGTTTTGGTTACTTTCCCATCAAGATAGTTAATGATAGCCTTAGCAGACTCAATAATCGTTGCCTGAATAGTATTTAGTTGCTGTGTACGTTGTGCTTCTTTGGCATCTTGTTCACGTTTAGCAACAGCTTCAGGTGATTGAGCTTCTATTTGTTGAAGTACGTCTGCTACAGTAGGCTTCACTTATTAGCTCCACTTAACAGTTACGTCACTTGCAGCACCAGTTACGATGGTAAGGCCATTCTTAAAACTTACGTTTGTAAGGTATACTCCCTCACCAATTGATGCTTTTAGAGTGCCGATTTTAGTACCAGATGCCTCCGTATTGTCATAGACTTTGATGTTTCCTGCTGCACTTGTGTTTACGCAGATACCACCCAAAACACCTGTTCCTGTAGCAACAACAGTTGTTGTAGCGGATGTGATAGGCGTGTAGTTGTATGTTCGCTCTGCCATAGTTTCCTTTCGTTATTGGTAGCTGGCTCTTTTTACCGTAGTGTTCTGGAGCATCTGCTCTACACTATCTGTGGTGTAGAGCCAGCCTTAGTTAGTTATTTAGGCTTCTCGTGTCCAAGTACCGTGTACTCGTTGTACTTGCCAGCCGTTAGCACCATCAGCTACTAAAGCAATGTAGCTACCAATAGGCTGAGAAGTTGCGATAGCGTCTTTGTTATCAGCACTTGTGAACCCGTTACCCATGATCTTGTCTGCTGCGTTAGGGCTTACGTTTACGGTGATACCTTCAGCACCAACACGAACAACGTAAGTAGCACCAGCTACAGTTGCAGGAAGGGTTACAGTTGCAGAAGCGGTTACGTTTTGAACTACGCCGCTGTCGCCTTCGTCAAGTGTCTTAGCTCCAGTTACGGCTTCGTATTGATTGAAACCACTGAAGTTTACTAAGCTTAGTTCTGCCATTTTATTTGCCTTTCTATTCCTCTATATCAAGATCAGCAGCAGTTAATTGCCGTTGGTCTTCCAACTTACGTTCTTCAGCAAGCATTGCGTCTTCTTTTGCTTGTCGTTCACGACGAGTTTGAGTACGGTATGCGTCAGCCTTTACTTGTTCGAGTACGCTTAACTTCATGCCGAGTTTGACCTTCTTCTGCCAAATAAACTGGTTAGCTGTTGAGCTTTCCTGTGGTGTAAGTGGAAGACCTTTTAGGATCTTTTCTTCTAGAGTCAGTTCTTTAGTTTCTTTTTTTGCTTCTTTAACTTCTGCCATTTTCTCTCCCTAAAATGCGATTAGTTAGTATTAAGCTACAGCGTGAGCACCAACAGCGTAGATGCGGTTAGCGTCTACAAATGCGTCGTAGCGGTGTCGGTAGTCAATGCGGTAACCATTGATTCCAGGTGGATTGTCATGAACTTTGTAGTCCTTGAGTTTCTCTGGGCCTACCAATACGCTTGGGTGCGTGATGATAAGGTCAAGAGCACCACTGGTTGATGGCATACGGCTTGATGGAACAACAACAACTTCGCAGCCGTCTACAGTTCCGAGGTCGCCAGTTTCAGTCTTTGTCTGACCTTTTTCAGATGCAAGTACAAAACCACTTTGTAGAAGTAGGTTGTAGTACTGAGCAGTCATCAAAGCTACACGACCACTTTCAGGAGCCTCACGGTTAGTAAGGTCAGCGTTGATAGCGGTGAAGTTTGTCCAAGCGTTAGAGCTTGTAGTAGCTGCGTCAGAAACGATGTCGTCTCGGTCGCTTGATGCGATAGAGGTAGCAAGTACGCTCAATCGGTAAGTGTCAATTTCTGGAACCATTTTGTTTTTAACAACTTGTGCAAGGTATTTACCAGGAGTACGAACACCCATAGTGTCTTGCATGTTTAGGTTGTCAATTGTTACTGAGAACGAACGGTCACGGCTAAGCGTGAAGGTTTGCTTCGTGTCTTGTACTTCTGTTGGCTCACCATAACGTTCAGAACCATTTGCAACGTAGTCGTTGATGGTAGGATCAGTGAGTGTGTATACGTTGATAGCGTTTACACCGTCCCATGACCAGTTTTGGTTGATGATACCTGACGTTTTAGCGCCAAGAACCATCAAGTCAGAAGTCTTTTTTTCAAACTTTGAGGCGAGGTTTACGGCCATTATGTTTTCCTTTCGGCGTTTTTATGCCGAGCTAAAATCCTGCTTCTTCATCAAAGGCTGCGACCATAGGGTCTACCTTTGGTTTAGATGTAGTTGAGGCACTACCCATACGGTCAGCATTAGCAAGCATTGTTTCCGTTGCTTTTTGTGCCTGTGCTTGTACCTTTGGAGTAACTGCCTGTGTAGCTTCGGCGATGGTTTGATATATTTCGTAAGGGTCAAGCTGTGAACCTACTAATACCTGGTTGCCTTGTGCATCTGTATCCCATATAAGAGCTTTGGCTAGAATTGCATCTGCTTTCGCAGTCAATTCAGCGTTATATTCCTTACTGTCTGAATCAAACATTGGGAATTGCTCTAGTGCCTTTTCTGCCTGGGTTTTGATTGCCTGTTGATTGTTAGCAACCTCTAGGCTGTATCGTTCCTGAGCAAGTTGTTCACTATAGGTTTCGTTTGCTTGTTGGGCTGCAATACGTTCAGCTTCTTGTGGAGTGAAGTATTCACCAGTTTCAGGGTTTACAGTTTCCAGTAACTCCTGCCGAGTAGCGACTTCGGCTTCTTTCGCCTTTATTTGAGCTAATTGCTGCGCTAGGAACTCAGGGTTCTCTAGGTTAGTTTTGAGCTCTTTGTTTTCATTTGCGAGCTTTTGAAATCTATTCTCGCTTTTAGGAGCTAAAGGCTTGTCACCTTCGGTAGTAGTGTCTGTTTCATCTGATTCGTTAGAGTCTGCCGTATCGTCAGCGTTAGATTCTTCCTTGTCTTCTGTTTCCTTTTGGTCGTCCTGGCTCAGCTCTTCCAAGCTTTGTTCCATGACGTCCTTTTCTTCTACCTGAGAACTTTCTTGTACCTCTGTTGCCGAATCTTCGGTTGCAGTGTTCTCTACGACTGCGTCATCTTTTACGGCTGTATCGTCAGCTTGTGGCATGACTATCCTCTCTTATTATTTGTTACTACTGTTTACGTCAGTGATTCGAGTGCTGAGATAGGCACTTGTGGGGCTAAACTCCCTTTCGGATGGAGAGTGGTTTTTGTAGCCCCACAGCTACCTACCGAAGCTTGTCTATCTTGGCTTTGATAAATCCTTTCTCTTGTCTTAACTTCTGAACAGCTAACTTATTTGCTGCCATAACCTGTAAAAGAAGCTCTGGTTTGTCGAGTGGTACATCAATGGAATCAAGAGATTTAAGGTGTTTAATTTGGTCATCAAAGTGTTTAATAACTTCTTTCAGTACAGGTACTTGATCTAAGATTGCGGCTTTTTCAGCCTTTAGTTCTTCTTCATCTTTAGATGGTTTTGTAGGGGCATAGTATCTACCGTGATTTTGGTATGCGTTAAATTCATCCATTTACAACCCCCTCTAGTTTTTGTTGCACTTCTTGTAGTGGTATACCGTTATTGAGGTCATCTATAACCTTCTGTATGACTTCATCAGGAGCACCGAGTTGCTGTAGGTTCTGAATGAGTGCTTGATCTTGTTCACTGAGTTGAGGTTGCTGTTCCTGAGCTGCCATTGCCTGTTGTTCTTGTGCAGCCTGTTGCTGCATCATTGCTTCTTCTTGCTGCTGCTGAAACTCTTTAAGGTCTACTTGTACTTCTTCGGGGTCTTCAACACCTGATAGCGTTACAACCTTATTCCATAAAGCAAGTACGTTTTCTTGTGGGATTATCCCTTGCAATACTGCTGAACCATCTAAGGATTCAATAAGCATCTTGGTGCTTTCTAACTGCGTCTTGTTATCTGCCATCTTTGAGGTAGATGCGTCTACATGGAAATGAAGAACAGGAGTAGCAGTGTCATAGTCAATAATGATCTGGTTTTGGTCATTGAGGAGTGTTTCATCAAATTCACCTTCTTCAGCACACTTTCGTAACTTTGCTGCTGTTTCTTCATCTAAGGTGAGTACTTCTACACCAGTACGTTCTGCAAAGTACAAGTTGATAGCTGTTTCACTCCATGATTCAAACCATGCCTCCCAACGCTTACGAATCGTGTTATCATCTACTGAAATAGAGGCTTGCTGTTGGTTGATACCTGCTGGTGTCTTTGAGAAACCAGGATTGCCTACATCTGCACTAATAGAAGTGTCTGGTGATGCTATGAGGTTGAGGAGTTGAGATTTCTGTAAGCCGTAGAGCTGAGGGTAGTTGGTAAGTGCTGAAGTATCTACTGTTAAAGGCACAATCTTAGCGTTAGGATCATCTGCTGCGTCTATAACGGCGTTTGGAGCGTACTTAAATGCACCAATGTTCCCGTACTTCACAACTGGTGGCTGAAGTGCAAGCGCACGGTTGTATTGATATGCCTGCATATCTGAGTCAATAAGGTTCTGCAAAGGCCCGATCATATCTACAATACTTCTACCGAGTGGGTTAGTACCGTCAATGTCACCAAAGAACCAATCAACAGGCATCTTTCCTCGTGGGTCTTTATTGATCTTGGTGCGTACAATTGTTTTTGTTGAAGGGTTGAAGGTAAAGAACGGTGCTTTTACACCTTTTTGTAGACCTGTAACCATTTCAATAGCGTCTTTTTCAGTACCAAGCTGATCTTCATGAGGGGCTTGCCCTTGTTTGTCTTTAGCGTCAGTTGCCTTCTTGATAGCCTGTAATGCTTCTACATCCCAAGTAGATTCATATGTTTCACCTCGTTCTTTTGCCTGCTTTGCAAGTCGGGCTTCTGTAGCAATCAGTTCATCTATGTCTTCTGGTTGCCACCATGTACGAAGGAATAGGTAAGGTGAGTTCTTAGCTGATGTAATACCTTTTGGAACATAGATATCCCCCCAGTAAGGGATAGTCATGTCGGTAGTGAAAGTACCATCTTTGTTTACAAATGGTGTGTATGAAGCTGAGTTACCAAATGTGAGGCCATTTTCAATAACAAGTTGTGCTTTTTCAAATAAGTCGTATCCATCGTTAGCGAATGGAAGTATCTTGTTGAGATAAAT